AACGCGTAATTCCGCAAGTTTCAATAGGGGGGGTATAAAATGGGCAAGAGAGGGCCGAAGCCATCACCGACAAACGTTGTACGGATGCGAGGAAATCCTGGCAAGCGGGCGGTGAACAGGCACGAGCCGAAACCGAAGATCGGAACGACCTGCCCGACCTGGTTGTCACCGTACGCGAAAACGGAGTGGCGCCGAATCTATGCCGAAGCGGAACGGCTCAAGCTGGTGACGGTGCTCGATCGTGCTGTCCTGGCCGCATATTGTGAGGCATACAGCCAGTTCCGGATGGCGACCGAAGTGATGAAACAGCTGGCCGAGGAGATCGCGGGAGTTCCGGATCAGGCTCTTGACAGCGAGGGTACTGTACCGGTCAATGGATCCAGTGAGGATCTGGCGAACAAGATGACCGGCGGATTGGTGATCACAACGAAAAAGGGCAACCTGATACAGCATCCGGCTGTCGGGATCAAGAAACAGGCCGCGCTTGATATGCTCAAGTTCGCGGGTGAACTCGGTTTCACGCCGTCGGCGAGATCCCGAATTCATATCAACACCACGCCAGAGCAGGGTGATCTGTTCAGCGATCTTACCAAAACGGTGAAGGCAAAGACAGGGTAACGATGATAAATCAAATAGTTGGAATCGACCTGGCGAAAACGGATGACAAATCAGTGGTGGTGATCAGAATAAACGAGCGCGAAATCAAGTTCGTGAGCTGTAGTGTGCCGTCGAACAACGCACAGTTTTTGAAAATGGTCGAGCATTACCGGCGCGATATAGCAAGTCGTTTCAGCATTCCGCCTTCACGATTAGGGACAAAGACGGGGTAACGAACGTTTTTACCGTCGGGCAACAGAGTGTAACAATCGTTTGTAATATTTGGAGCGAATCAGGCTGATGGTATACATACCAAGTGAAAATATGAAGCTTTTCAGGCGCGCCTGCACTGAGGGATGGGACAACTGGATCCGGACTGTGGCGGACGAACGAGCAGTCTATGACGGCTGTTATTTTGACGAGAACGGCGGTCTCCGTGTGATGGAATTTTTCACGGAATGCCTCTGTTATCCGAAAAGCAGATGGAAAGGTAAGCCGTTCGTACCGATGGACTGGCAGCGTGACGATCTACTCATGCCGATGTACAGCTGGAGAAACGCCGACGGGACCAGGCGGTTCAACATCTGTTATATCGAGGTGCCGAAAAAGAACGGGAAAAGCGGACTCTGCTCAGGGCTGGGGCTGTATCATCTGATGGCCGACGGGGAAGAAAGCGCCGAAGTATATACCGCCGCCGCCGATCGCGACCAGGCAAAAATCGTACACACGGAATCGAAAAATATGATCGAGATATCGCCACGGTTGAAAACATATGAAGAGCAGGGCCTCATCGATATCGTCGACTCGAAAAACAACATCGTCTTCTGGCCGACTGGCAGCCGGTACAAGGCGCTGTCCGCAGAACATTCGACGAAGGAGGGCCTCGACTGGAGCGCGGTCATATTCGATGAGCTGCACGCTCAGAAAAATCCGGATCTCTGGCATACGCTCAGGTATGGCGGAGTCGCGCGGCTCAACTGGATGTTGATAGTCATCACCACGGCTGGCTGGGACAAGAGATCAATCTGTTATCAGCAACATGTACGCGCCGAAAAGGTTCTCGACGGTACGATAGAGGACTCCTCGTTTTTCGCATACATCCGGGCGGCGGAGCCAAAAGAAGACGACTGGAAAGATCCCGCAACCTGGCGGAAAGCTAATCCCTCCCTGGGGAGCATTATCACCGAGCGTGACATGGCTCACGACTGTCAGGAGGCCCAGGACAATCCCCTTCTCGAGAACGAGTTCAAACGATACCGGCTCAATATCTGGACGGAACAAGCGGTACTTTGTATCCGAATGTCCGATTGGGACAAGTGCGGCGGCGCGGTGGATCCGGGACGCCTCATGGGACGGAGCTGCTACGGCGCGCTCGACCTGTCGAGTCGCACCGACCTGTCCGCCTTCGTTCTTACCTTCCCAAACGACGACGGGGAAACGTACGACGTGCTGGTGTTCTTCTGGGTTCCGGAGGAGAACGCCCTTCGGCGCGAAAAAAAGGACAAGGTGCCATACCTTCAGTGGATAAAGCGGGGATACATAAAGGCGACAGAGGGAAACGTAGTCGACCATAACGTGATACGCGAGGATATCAAGCACCTGGGAGACGAGTATGATATCGAGGAAATCGCCTATGATCCGTGGCACGCGACACAACTGGCGCTCGACCTCGAAGATCACGGATTCACGATGATTGAGTTCCGGCAGATTCTCAGCAAGTTGTCAGCGCCAATGAAAAAACTACTTGGCGATATTCTGTCAGGCGCGATAAATCACGGCAACAATCCGGTGCTCAGATGGATGGCCTCGAACACGGCCGCACGAACAAACGCAAATGAGGACATTCGTCCCGATAAGGATAAATCGACCGACCGTATCGACGGAATCGTGGCGCTGATCATGGCGATCGATCGCCTGTCGCGACAGGAAAGCGGGAGCGTTTACGACAATCAGGAGGTGTTCGCGTGCTGAAAAAAATCAGGGCGGGAATGAAACGGGCAAAAGCGGCGCTGATCAAACGCGATATCGCCGGTGATGTGATCGCTCTGGCCGGGCTCGCGCTCATTACCAGGGGCGCGTGGATGATATACGAGCCGCTCGGTTGGCTGCTGTCGGGGGCACTGCTCATGATAATCGGACTCCATTACTCGCGAGGTAAATAATGGGACTGGCCGCCGCGCTGTTCAATGAACTACGCTCCTCGATGGCGACGCCGGAAAAGTGGCTCGTTGATTTTTTCAACGGTGGCGCCGAAACGAAGTCCGGAACAAGAGTCACCGAGGAAACGGCGCTGAACCTGTCGGCGGTGTTCAACGCAGTGACGATCCTCGGCGGAACGGTGATGCAGCTTCCCTGTATACTCTATCGTCGCGACAAAGACGATAAAAAACATCGGGCGAAAGAGCTGCCGGAATACTCGCTTTTGAAAACATGTGTCACCAGACGGATGACATCGAGCCGGTGGCTCCAGACGAGCATGGGACATCTGGCGCTGTATGGGAACGCATACAGCCAAAAGGGATTCCGAGGCGACGGCCGGGTCGGAGCGCTTGGGCTCCTCCGTCCTGATCGGACATGGCCGGAGACGAAAGCCGGGGCGCTCTACTATAACTATGAGCCACGGACAGGGCCGCCGATTTCATTCGAACCGGAAGAGATTGTCCATATACCGGGACTCGGTTTTGACGGTGTCCGCGGGTACGGCGTGATACAGCTGGCGCGTGAATCGCTCGGTCTGGGTATGGCGGCGGAGGAGTTCGGCGCGCGGTTTTTCGGCGAGGGCACACATCCGGGAACTATCGCGACAACGCCGAAAGCGGTCAAGCAGGCGACGAAAGACGATCTCAAAAAGGATCTTGCGAACAAACTCTCAGGACTTGGAAAGGCTCACAAGTTCCTTCTCCTCGAGGAGCGAATGGATTTCAAAACAATCGGCGTGAATCCGGACGACGCCCAGTTCCTCGAAACGCGGAAATTCCAGACGATAGAGGTGGCGCGCTGGTTCAATCTTCCTCCTCACATGCTCAAGGATCTTGAACGGGCGACATTTTCAAATATAGAACACCAGTCGATCGAGTTCCTCACGATTAATATGGGGCCGTGGCTCCAGCTTCTCGAGGACGAACTGGCTCTCCAGCTGCTCGGGCCGGAAGCGCTCGACGAATATTTTATCGAATTCAAGAGAGAAGCGTTCCTCAAAGGCGATACCGAAAGCAGGTATAAAGCGTACGCGACCGCAAAGAACTGGGGCTGGCTCAATACGAACATGATTCTCAAAAAGGAAAACGAGGATCCTGTCGGACCGGAGGGTGATGTATTCTGGATGCCGGCGAACATGGTTCCGGCCACGGTGGCGCTTGAAAACACGCCGAAAGCGGGCCAAACCGACGACAGACAGTATCTCAAAGGAACCGAGCTGGAGCGGTATCATGAAGAATTAAAGGAGCGGACAGCGGCGATACAGAAACGGGAAAAAAGGGCCACACCAGCGGCCGCGCGGATCCGGATCGCCGATAATTATCACCGTATGATCAAGGATGCAGTCGGGCGCATTGTCAGACGCGAAGTGAACGACCTCAAGGGAGCTGTGAAAAAGCATCTCCGGACCAGAGACGTATCAGAATTCACCGGCTGGCTCGACGGATTTTACAAAAAACACACGGCATATGTCGAAAAAAATCTCAAGCCGGTAATGTATTCACTGGCCGAAGAAATATACGCGGCGTCAGCCGAGGAGATCGGAGAGGATTACGAGCTCACCGACGAGCTGGAAAGCTATCGCAAGGACTATCTCACGGTGCTGACCACGCGGTATATCAAAAGCTCGCGGGGCCAGATCGACAAGGTAGTCCGCGATACTGAACCGGAAGATATGGCGACGGTAATCGAGACGCGCCTGGATGAATGGGAGGAAACGAGACCGACCAAGATCGCTGACCGTGAAAAGGTCGACGCGCGATCGGCGTTCGCAACCGTTGTGTTTCTGGCCTCCGGGTATCGCCTGGTGTGGCGCGCCCGCGGTTCATCGCCGTGTCCCTATTGCACGATGCTCGACGGGAAAGTGATCGGCAGGAACGAGAATTTCCTTGAAGCCGGCGACGAGCTGGTTAATCCTGACGATGCTGAATTAAAAATGGTAATCAAGGGACCGAAAAAGCATCCTCAGCTCCATAGAGGATGCGAGTGTTTAATCGAGGCGGAAGGGCAATAACAGCACCATATACCAGGGCCCGTGACGACTGATCATCGCCGCGGCTGTTTCAGGGAAAAGAAGATGGCAGAGTGGAGCCACTCCTCACACTCTTGCCGTCTTTTTTTCTGCCCGAAGGAGAAAATCATGGGACCGTTTCAGAGGCGAATTTTCGAATTAAAAAACATCGAGGTCAGGGCTACCGAGGGAAAACCGTCGACGCTCACCGGATACGCCGCAGTGTTCAACAGCCTCTCCGAGGACATGTGGGGAATGCGTGAAAAGATCGCGCCGGGAGCGTTCGCGGAAACGATCAAGGTGGACGATATCCGGGCACTGTTCGACCACCAGAGTCATCTGATTCTGGGCCGTAACACAGCCGGCACGTTGAGGCTCGCCGAGGACGAACACGGACTGGCGATCGAAATCGACATGCCGGACACCTCGACGGGTCGCGATCTCCTCGTGAGTGTCAAACGCGGCGACATCACGCAGATGTCGTTTGGATTCTCGACCGAGAGCGACGAGTGGAAAACGGTCGACGGCATGCGGATCCGGACGCTCATCAAGGTAAAGTGTTTTGACGTGTCGCCGGTAACGTATCCGGCATACCCGGACACCGAGGTGGAAGCGCGGACCTATCAAGGAATACTCAAAGAAGCATTGAAAAACAACCGTATACCGGGAGCGTCAGGGGGCGCAGCCGGTCAGGACAATGACGCGCCGCAGGGGCGGCCGATCGAACTCCTGAGACGACAGCTCACACTGAACGAGATCGAGACGCGGGACATCTGACGGCTCGAACTAAATCACCGGGAGTAATGAACAATGAATGAAAAAGAGAAGAAACTCCGCGAGGAGCGCGCGGGACTGGTCAAGGACATGCGGGCCACGCTGGACAAGGCCGAGAAGGAAAACCGCACACTCGACGGCACCGAGGAGGACACGTACCAGCGCCAGGAGGCGCGTGTCGGAGCCATCGAGGTCGAGCTCCAGGATATCAAAAAGGACGGCGACCGCCGCTCATTTCTTACCTCCCACGAGGAGGAACTCCGGACGGTACAGACCCCGATGATCACACCGGAACCGCAGAGGCGGACATTCGTGTCCGAGGCTGATGAGACTCGGGAATTTTTGGCGCGGTTCGAGCAGGATGGCCGCCGGGCGCTCAAGGGTGAGGAGTACGACAAGCTCCAGAGCGTGATCTTCACGCGGTATCTGATGTACGGAGGCAACGCCGGGCTGACGCCGACCGAAAAACGCGCGCTACAGGGTGACGCCGATATTTACGGCGGGTATATCGTGACGCCCGAGCAGTTCGTCCTGGGGCTGATCAAGGCGCTGGACGCCTCGGTGTTTGTCCGCCAGCGCGCGACGAAATTTACGGTTGCGACGGCCGCGAGCCTGGGACAGGCGTCCCTCGACAACGATCCGGCTGATCCGGCCTGGACGGCGGAAATCGGATCGATCAGCGAGGATTCGACGATGTCGTTTGGAAAGCGCGAGCTGCATCCTCACGCGTTGGCCAAGCTGATCAAGGTGGCTGAAAAACTCCTCCGTCTCACCGCGAACGGCGCCGAGAGCCTGGTCCGCGAACGGCTCCAGTACAAATTCGAGGTGACCGAGGAGTCCGCGTTCCTCACCGGATCCGGCGCCCAGCAGCCGCTCGGTTTGTTCACGGCCTCGGATAACGGGATATCGACCAGTTATGACGTATCGACCGACAACACCACGACAGCGTTCACCGCGGACGGGCTGATCAACTGCAAATTCACGGTCAAGTCAAAATACTGGCCGAACTGTTCCTGGATATTCCATCAGGACGCCGTGAAGATGCTCCGGCAGCTCAAGGACGGCGAGGGTCAGTACATTTGGCACGAGGGGTTGTTAGTGGATGAACCGGATATCCTGCTCGGAAAACCGATTGACATATCCGAGTTTGCTCCGAACACGTTCACGAACGGGCTGTATGTCGGCCTGTTCGGCGACCTGAGCTATTATCATATCGCCGACGCGCTCGATATGCGGGTACAGCGTCTCAATGAGCTGTACGCCGCGACGAACCAGGTCGGATTCATCGGCCGCAAGGAAACCGACGGCATGCCGGTTCTCGGCGAGGCATTCGCTCGGGTAACGCTGGCGTAAGACCAGCGGCATGAAACGGGAGCCGGGGTCTTCGTGATCCCGGCTCCATACCAAAACAACCAGGCACTCACGAACGAGTATAAACACAAGGAATATATACCATGAATCTCACAAAAAACAGTGACATCCGCGAGGTGCTCGCTCCGGTGTCCGCCGCGAGCAGCACGGATTCAAACACCGATATACTGGATATGTCCGGATATGACGGGGTCGTGTTCATCGTCCCGATCACCGCCAGTGCGGCGACCGGTGTCGCGACGCTCACGGTCGAGCAGAGTGACGACAACGCCGATACCAACATGGCCGCGACCACGCTGGCGCCGACGTACACCTGTACGACCAACGACGATCTCAACAACAAGCTCCTGGTCGCGGACTGTTACAAGCCCACGGGGCGGTATGTCCAGGCGAACCTCGTCAGTGCCGAAGCAAACATCGCGTTCGGAAACGTGATCGCAATCCTGTATAAATCGAGCAAGGGGCCGATCTCGAAACACAGCTCGATCCTCGATCTCGATCTGGCGATCAGTCCGGCCGAGGCGTAATCACGAGGGTGTCATAATCAGCGGGCGGGATGTGATAATCAAATGAGGCGGGTAATTCAGACAGCAGCATAACAGCGGGCGGGCCCGCGTGGTCCGCCCACGATAAACCAGAAAAGCGGAGTAGTCGACATGAAAGTAAGTATAAAGATTCTGGCGGTTCTCTGTGTCGCGGTATTCATCGCCGGTTTGGCTATCAACGCCGGATATCAAACCAATGTGTACATGAAACAGGGCGGCGCCGAGCAGGTGATCGCAAGCGGCGGTCAGATTACGGTAGAATCCAGCGGTGAGATCGAGATCGAGTCAGGCGGCACAATCGATGTGGAATCAGGCGGTGCGCTGAAAATCGCCGGGACACAGATAACGCCGAGTGCAGCCGAATTCAACTATCTCGATGGCTCTGTTGCGGGAACGGCAGTTGCCAGCAAAGCCCTTGTGCTGGATTCGGCGAAAAGGGCTACAGGTATTGTCGCCTATACCGATAGTTCGTTTGCAGACGGCGATACTCTGACGGTTGCCGATTACGGCAAGGTGTTTGCCCTGTACGCCACGACAAAAAAGACGGTTGTGTTGCCTGTCACCACGGGAGGCGGCTCCATCAAGTTCATCGTCGACGATGCGGATTCGCTTGTAATCGATGCGAATGCCAGTCAAAAACTTGTTGACGGAACGACAGAATACGAGAAGGAAACCACCGTCGCCGGCACGGTCGAACTCATATCCGTTGACGGCACATACTGGTATATGGTCGGAGCCACCGGCACCTGGACGGGATACTGATCAACTGAAACCGTTCTGTTATGAGATCGCAGAGACGAGAGGATAACATCATGAAAAAGACATATTTCATAGTTACCGTAGTAATGCTGTTATTTTTCTGCGGTTCACTGTCAGGAGCTATGGAGTTCGGCGGGAGGGTGGCAACGTACATCGGGACGTCGAGCGAAACGAAGCCGACGAATTTAACGGGCGCGGGTCAGACGTTTATGGAAAGCGACACCGGGGCCCTGTATTATTACACCGGATCAGCATGGACACTCTGGTCCATTGAAGTGACATGCGATCCCGATACGCTGGACGCGGCGGGATATGGTACGCCTATATGTGTACGGGGATTCAGAGAATTTACCGTAATAGTAAAAGCGATCGGAACGGCTGCAACCGCCGACTGGACTGTTCTCGGCAAGCTGGGAGAAATGCCGTGGACTAACCTCAACTCAGACGGGATGAAACAGGCAGTACAGGACTCGATCAACAGTGGGACGATTTCCTCGTTCACCGAGCTGTCATCCCTCGATTCGCTCAAGGTGTGGGTACCGACCATATCGGACAGCGATTCTTTGATTTCACAAATTAAAGAGGCGAACGTGTTCAAATGAGCACACTTAGATTTTGGATAATAATCGGTATTGTGTTTCTCGTGCTCCTGTCCTTCGGGATTCCGGCTCATTACGGGTGGTGTGCCGATTACGATGTGACGGCGGCGGTCGTGGCGGCGGATGTGGTCTATAACGGGTACGCTCTCGGGCTGACGTTTGCGGCACAAGATACGGCGGGGACGTTTGACTTTGGCCTCGGGACAAATAACGATCCGACGAATGCCACGGTTGTCCTGACGGTGCTGAGTCCGGGATTCGATGCGGCGGGAGACTCGACGACACTGACTCTCACCCTTTACGGCACGAGCGAAGTGCATGAAGTATACCCCGGACAGCATGCGACGTTCTGGACGAGTGACGGCACGAACGGCACGGTATGGATCGCACTGAGCGATTATATATACGCCGGGGATGTGGTGACGGTATCGGTTGGTGCAGGATTCTATACCCAGGGCGGTCATGCCAATAACGCCGCGACTGATATGGTGGTCACGAACAACTCGACCGAGACATGTCCTCTGGTTGTTGGTAACTGGAGCTGGCCCGGGTGGGATCGTATCGCCAGTGCTGTGTTCAAAGCCCGGTGTGTTGCTTTCCATCGATCGGGACAGCAGGGAACGCCGGTCAGGTGCGTGGTGTTCACGGCGACGGATGAACATAGTAACGCGGATACGGTTACCGTAACGGCGCCGACGATTGACGGTGATATGGCCGATGCCATGCCGGTTGTTGAATATATCGCCACGATGTCGGCAACGAGCCTGACGCAAGGCGACTTGGTTACTATCAACTTTATCGCATATCCCTGGCGCGGTGATCTGGATTCCGCACTTGATACCGGTGATGCGGTCAACTCCATGCCAACGCCCCTGTACGCTCCTCAATACCGGCTCTGTGATAAGTCGGGCACGTATGGCGTGACGGTCGCGGTCGTTGACTCGACGGCGGGAAACGATGGTACGGGCGCGGTGGTGGACTCCACGTCCTTTGATGTTGGCAGTCCTCCGAATGCCTACGCCACAATCGCGGCGGCGGCAACGGCGATAGCCACGTACAACAACTCAAATCATACCCGTAACGATGTGGGCGGCGGATACATCTACCTCCGGACAGGCTCGTATGATTTCACGGCGGGGACCGTAACATCCGGTGATGACCCCGAAGCGAATATTACACTGACGAAATTCCCGACAGACGAGACAGCGGCGGTGTTTATCAACGCTGGTACTGGCTCGGAGTTGCTCTGTCACAAACAAAAAGTTTCGGAAATATCAATAATCAACACCGGTGTTGGTACATGGGATGAAGCCAATTATCTCTGGCTCCATGATTGCGTAATTGATGCGCCTGGAGCGGCGACATACTATCGTAATATCTGTAACTACTTTACGCATTGCGAGCTATTCGCATGTGCTGAGTATGCTCCATATTCAACAACCAATTCGTCTCGATCGATCATCAGGGGATGCACGTCCGGTGAGCAACTTGCAACATCGACATTTAAAGTTTACACGGCTCTCGGTAACGACCTCGATCTGGGAGCATCCACGGGATTTGAGACGGACTACTCAGGACAGAGTGTCCCCGCGTTCAGCAATATCATTTTCGCCTATAATTCCATAACTCAGTTCTCGACCGGTAACGCGATTCTAACAACCAACGCATCGGTAGCCCAATCGCACGGGATCGCCGTTGTGCAGAACGTTCTCGAAATGGCGGCAGTGTCATCCAATTCGATACTCAAAATCGCCGCTGATGCATCGACATCGACACCGGTGAATAACGTGCTGATCTGGTACAACACGACTGTCGGGCAACGTAATAACCTCGCTTATAACGGCGTGAACGTCAATGGTACGGGCACCCCGCTGTATCGCAGGTACTGGAGTCTCATCGGTAACACGATGGGCGACTGGAACTTCGTCACTGACGGCGAGATGCACGGCGGGACGGTTGAGGAGGAGGGCTATGGCGGCCACGGCATGGTATACGGAGCATCGATACTCAGTAATGCCGTATTCAACCGAGTCGGCGCGCCCGATGATTACGCCCCGCGGTTCAACGGCCTCGGGACCTATGAAGGTGACGACGTTGACCCGCTCTATACCAGCGATCAGTCAGTCGCCGGGGATTCCACGGGCAACGGGTTGTACGCGCTGCAAGCTGCATCCGAGGCGGTTGGTGTCATGCTCGCAAATCGGGCGGTTCTACCCCTTGACCTCGCGGGACTGGCGCGACTAGATGATGGCACGGGATCGGCAGGGGCATATGAGTATTACGCGCCGCGGGAGATAACCGTCACGGCTCCCGAGGGACAGACATATACAGCCGGTGACGATCTGACGGTAACGTGGAGCAATACGGGGTGTGTGAACGTCAAGCTCGAATGGAGCGCGGACGCTGGCGCTAATTGGGCGACTGTAATAGCGAGCACGACGGGATCGGACGAGACCTATGCGTGGACGGTACCGGATACGACATCGACAGAAGTGCAGTTCAAGGCAAGTGACGCCGATAGCGCCTACGTCACCGATACGACCGACAGCGATAACACGATAAACTATGCACGCGAAGTGACCGTACTGGCTCCTGATGGCGGGGAAACATGGGCTGGTGGAGCATCTGAAGACATCACATTCCATACCCTCGGCCCGGACAGCGTAAAAATCGAATACTCGACAGACAACGGGAGTTCATGGCTCGATGTGATAGTGAGCCTCGTGGCAAGCGGGAGTCCGTATTCGTGGCTTATTCCGAGCACGGCGACTATACAGGGGTTAATCAAAGTAACTGATGTGGATTCAATACCAGTCTATGATGAGAGCAACGCGGCGTTCACGATCACGGTGGAGGCGGCGGAAGAAACGGATGATTACGGTGGTTCGATACAAAACCTTGTCGATAATAAAATGACAAACACGACGAGCAATGTGATAAAACCGTAATGCATCCACAACCAAGGAGAGGCTCATGAGACGTGTCAAAATGATCACCAGGATGGCCGGTCCCGGTATCAACGCCAATGAAAACGCGGAGATATCCGTCGACGACAAACAGGCCGCCGACCTGATCAAAGGCGGTTACGCCGAATATATCGACGAGGCGGAAGCCAAAAAAAAGCCGGCGCGGAAAAAGGCGGCGAAGAAAGAGACCGCGGCGAGCAAGGTGGCCGCCGATGCTGAAACAGCGGTAGATAAAAACGCCGAAACATAAAGGTTCGCCATGATAACGACACTGCATACAGCACCAGGGACCACCGCGATCGCACTGAACGACTTCAAGGATCATCTGCGTATCGAGCGAACGGATACGAACGAGGACACTTACCTGGCTACGGTAATCGCCGCCGCTCAGGAGTATGTCGAAGATGTGACTACCAGGCGGCTGATCACGCAGACCTGGTACGTGTATTTTGATGTCTGGCCGGAAGAAAATTCACTGGAACTACCATTCGGACAGCTGCAATCGGTAACCTCGCTCAAGTACACCGACAGCGATGATACGGAGAACACGGTATCAACCGACGATTACTATGTCGACACGACAACGGATCCGGGGTGGATCGTACTCAGAAACGGTAAATCGTGGCCTTCGGCGACACTGAGAACATATAATCAGATTGAAGCGTTGTTCGTCTGTGGATACGGGGATACGGCAACGTCGGTGCCGGTAACACTCAAGCGCTCGATAAAGCTGTTGGCGGCCGATCTCTATATCAACCGCGAGGACACGCTCGTGGGCACAATATCGAAACGCCTCGGCTGGCTCGATGCGCTCCTGGCGAATTATCGGATATGGAGGTTTTGACATAATGGCACGAATCGGATCACGCACGCACCGGGTCATCATAAAGCAGAAAAGCGTCACGAGGAGCGCGCGCCAGGCGGAACAGATAACCTGGTCCACAGTGGCGACGGTGTGGGCGTCGATCGCACCGACGACAGGCAGAGAAGCGTTTGCGGCGCAGCAGGAATACGCGCGGGTGTCCGCGATCATCAACATCTGGTATCGGAGCGGTATAACGCCGGAGATGCGGGTGTATTACGGAAGCCGGGTATTCAATGTAAAAGCTGTGATCGATCCGGACGAGATGAAGCGGGAGCTCAATCTGATCTGTGAGGAGGAGGTGTCGTGAGCATTCAACATGATCTGAGAAATTTGAAAAAGACATTCGGAAACATAACCAAACATCTTGACGATGAACAGATACTGGAAGCGTTCGAGGGCGAAGGAAAGGACCTCCAGCGTGACATGAGAAGCAGAATCCACGACGATTCGGGTAATCTCAGCGCGGCTGTTGTGGTGAAACGGTTCGCGAACCAACGTAAGGGCGCGCCGGCGGTGTTCGTAGCGATCGATCGCAGGATAGCGCCGCATGCGCATCTGGTCGAGTACGGTCACGGAGGGCCGAATCCCGCGCCGCCTCATCCGTTCTTCCGTCCCGCGATCGATGGGTTTCGGATGAAGGTGGGGGGACAAATAAAGGCGGCGATACAGAATGCATTGAGGAAACGGTCATGACCATTAAAGAAGCGCTCGGGACCTATCTGCAGGGATACGCCGCACTGACGGCGCTTGTCGGGACACGTGTCTATCCGGGAGCATTTCCGCAGGGAACGGCCATGCCGGCAGTGACATTCTCGCAGATCAGCAATCCGACAATTCCGCATACGGGCGGATCGGATGGAGCACTCCAGCGGCCGCGGTTCCAAATCACCTGCTGGGGGGATAACTACGACGATCCCGATATTGTCGCTCAGGTAGTCAGGACGGCGCTTACGGATTACAGCGGAACGATGGGCGGCGTTGGCGGGGTCGATGTCGCGCGGGTGCTTTATGATAACGAAACGGATATTTATAACCAAGGACTCCAACGCGACGGAGTGGCGCTGGATTTCATTATCCTTATATAACGGGAAGGGGGTGAAGCAATGAGCATGTATGTCAATACCGATATGAAGATCTGCTTTCACGGATATGATCTGTCGGGTGATATCAGATCGTTTTCGATGGACCTGAAGCGTGAGGAAAAAGAAACACCGGCGTGCGGATATCAGGGGAAACGTCGACTGGCGGGCATGCAGTCGATGGAAGTCAGCGGGAACGGCTACCAGGAATTCGGCACCGGCAATGTTGACGACACGATGTTCAGCAACCTCGGTGTTGATGAGCGGGTGCTGTCGGTGGCGAGGACGGCGGACGATGGCGCGATCGGATATTTTTCAAAAGCGGTGTCCCTGAACTACAAGATCGGGAGCCCGATCAGCGATGTGGCGCCATTCGATTTCGCCGCCTTTTCCCAGGGTGTGAAGACGGTTCGCGGCACGGTCATGGCGACGGGTGCAAAGATAACCAACGGGTCCGGCACGGCGCGCGAATTGGGAGCGGTCAGCGCCGACCAGTATCTCTACGCGGCGCTTCATGTTCTCGCGGCATCGGGGAGCGGGCCACCGCAGATCGATGTTAAAATTCAGAGCGACAGTGTCGAGGAATTTACGAGTCCAGCGGACAGAATAACGTTCGCGTCGGCAACCGATGAAACCGCACAGTGGGCAACACCGGTCGCGGGTGCGATCACCGACACCTGGTGGCGTGTAATATGGACCAGAAGCGGCTCGTCACCGAACTTCACGATACAGGCTTTAGTGGGAATACTCTAGGCGGCAGTGGCCGCCTGAGAGGCAGAAGCAAAGAAAATATCATGAAATAAAAACGGAGGAACAGACAATGGCAATTTTCTGGCTGAAAGATCCCTATGTCATCGTCAACAGCGTGGTACTCAGCGCAAAGACGACCGAGGTCGGTATTGATCTGTCGCGTGTCGAGCTGTCGCCGAAGGCGGGCGGCGACGAAGCGCTCAGGCGCATGGCCGGTCACAAGGACTGGGAGCTCGTTCTCAAGTTCGATCAGGATATGGCGGCGGGAAGCGTGGATGCGACGATGTTTGCCGCATACGACGGCGGCACCGGAATCGTCATCGGCGTACGTGCCACAACTAACGATAAGGCAGCGACGAATCCGGAGTACACCGGCACGGGAATCGTGTTCGACTACAAACCGTTCGGCGAACCGGTCGGCGATGTCGCGATCGCGGAAACGAACATCAAATGCTCGGACGGCACCGGCATGAGCAGATCAACGTCGTGAGCGGCGGTGGCCGCTTGGTAGTCTGAGTGGCTGCGGTACTGTGTCGATCAAGGTGCTGCGCGACTTGATCTGCGCCGGTAAGATCACCGGAGTAAAAAACCACCAGGTCACGAAACAAACGTAAGTTCGCAGAGAAGCGAAGTTGAAGAAAGGGGAAAGGCAAAGTGAGCAAACAGCAGGTTTTCGAAACAACGAAGGATACAATCCTCGCATGCCAGGACATTATCACCGAGGAGGTGACGTGTCCGGAATGGGGTGTCACGGTCACGGTGACCGCGCTTTCCGGCGAGGAGCGATCAGCGCTCATCAAGGCATCGATGGTCAAGGACGGCGAGGTCGGATCGGACGAGCTCTACTGGAACGCGATCATTGCCTGCACGCTCGATACGGAGACGGGAGAACGGCTCTTCACCACCGACGATCTGCCGAAACTCAAAAAGAAGAACGGGGCCGCATTGGAACGTATCGTCGAGAGGGCGTTCAAGCTCTGCGGTATCGGTAAGGCGGCTTCGGAGGGACTGGAAAAAAACTGAGGACCGGGCATCCTGAACGTGCGATGTATTTCCGTATCGCGGAAACCATCGGGATGCCTGTGTGTGAAATGCTCAGGCGGGTGCCGAGCACGGAAATAACCGAGTGGCTGATCTTTTTCAAAATGCAGCAGGAAGAAATGGAGCGTCCGCAGAAACACCATACCATGATGGACGACCTCAAGAGGAACTACCGTGAGCGATGTTGACAAAATGTTTGTTGTCCTGGGGCTGAAGTCAAAAGATTTCGTTCGAGGTCTGGATACGGCGTATGGGAAAACGGCCAGTGCAACGACAAAAGTACAACAGCGGTTCGATGCGCTCAACATGAAGAAGGCAGTGCTCGGTGTGGCGGCATTCGTCACCGCGGTGGGGTATATGTCGACCAAGGTCGTGAATGTCGCATCCGATGCCGAGGAAATCAACAGCAAGTTCAATGTTGTTTTCAAAAATCTTCGAAACGAGGCCGCTTCATGGGCGACGACATTCGGCACAGAGGTTGGGCGTGCAAACCAAGACGTCAAAAAGTGGATGGCCGGACTGCAGGACACCTTCGTGCCGCTCGGATTCGCACGCAAAAGCGCGATGCAGCTCTCGCAGTCGCTGGTGGAACTGGCGTTCGATGTCGCCTCGTTCAACAATGAAGTCGACGAAACTGTGATACAAGATTTCACATCGGCGCTCGTGGGGAACCACGAGACGGTCCGTAAATACGGCGTGGTCATCACCGAAGCCTCACTCAAGCAGGAGGCTTTGACACAGGGATTGAAGCGGAAGTATAGCGAACTGAAAGAAAGCGAGAAGGCGCAGCTAAGGTACAACCTCATTATGAAGGGAACCTCGGACGCGCAGGGGGACGCGCTTCGGACAGCGGATAGCTATGCAAACCAGATGAAACGTAACAAAGCGTTACTACTCGATTATTCTGAAGCAGCAGGGAATGTTCTGCTGCCAACATACAACGCTGTCATAACGGCGACAAACGACTGGCTGACAGCAAACAAAGAATTGATACAAGTCAAGATTGAAAAATGGGTCGGCTCAGGACGTGACGCAATAGTATCACTTGTCGAATATCTCAAACAAAATCAAGAGACCATCATAACTACGCTGAAATGGGTGGCGGGAGTATATATTGCGACCGAAGTGGGTGTATTTACCATGAAAATCTATGGATTGGTAAAGGCGCTGGGGATGCTGGCTATTACGCTGCCGAAACTGGCAGGAGCAGTTGCGATATTAAAAACCGGAATGATAGGAGGGCCTCTAGCGCTTAGCGGCGCCATAACGGGTGCTGTTGCGACAACATCAATATTAAGTACTGGCGTTACGGGTCTCGGCGCTCTTGCCGTTGGCGGCGCGATAGCAATGGGCGTCAAACTTGTACGGGAGCATCTC